CAGCACCTCCACCACCTACTGTAATTGTATATGCAATTCCCGGTGTTAAACCTATAGTATTTGTTAATAAACCACCAGCACCTCCTCCTCCAGCTTGATAAGTACCACCACCTGCAGCACCACCAGCAACAACTAAATAATCTACTGAATATGAACTTGGTGTTGTAATACTATTACTTGCAGCACTTGCAACTGAAGTTCCTATAGAATTTGTAGCAGTAACAGTAAATGTATATGCTGTACCTCCTGTTAATCCTGTAACAGATATTGTTCCAGAACCAGCTTGTGATAATGTATTTGTAATTCCTCCTGGAGTAGATGTAGAAGTATAAGATGTAATAGTTGCATCACCATTATTTGCTGGTGCAGTAAAAGCTACTGTTGCTGTTGTGATTCCAGTTTGTGTAGCAGTTCCTATTGTGGGAGCATCTGGTACACCTTGTAAACCTAAAGTACCTTCTACATAACCTGTTGTAGCTATCCAACCTTTTGTTGCGTCTATATATACTAATTCTATTACTTCTTTGTTTGTTTGAATTTTTCTATTGCCAGAAGTTCCTAATATTTTTGAACCATTACCATCTATTGTAATATTGTTTGATGAAGCGTTACTTCCATAATCAGCTATAACAACATAATCTCCAGCACTAGGAGAAGATGGAAGTGTAACTGTAAAAGCAGAAGAACTTGTATTACAAGGATAACCTTTACCAGCTACAGCTGTAAAACCAGAAGTTTTAACTGCTTGCCAATCTGTTCCACCTCCAGCAGCATCACTCCAAGATATATCTGTTCCATCAGATGTTAATACTTGATTTGCTGTTCCTTTAGTTAAAACTGTTGTAGCTGCACTAGCATTACCATAAATAATACTTCCTCTACTTAATGCATCTAATTTATTTAATTCTGCAGCACTAGCATCTATTGCAGCAAGTTTTGTAAAGTCTGCTTGTACTAATCCACTAACACCATCTAATAAATTTAGTTCTGTTGCAGTTGAAGTAACTGCTACATTTTCATTTATTTTTGGTGAAGTTAAAGTTTTATTTGTAAGTGTTTCTACTCCAGTTAAAGTTGCAAAACCAGATGTACTTACAGCTACATTCTCCCATGCACTACCACTATAAATACGCATAATATTTGAAGAAGTATTATAATAAAGCATACCAGCAGCTAAAGCATCACCATCATTATCAGTTGTTGGATCAGATGATTTAGAACCTAAATAAACATCATCAAAAGCGTCAGCAGATGCTGCGGCTTCATTTGCAGAAGTAGCTGCATTAGTTTCAGATGTACTAGCATTGGAAGCAGAAGTAGATGCATTAGAAGCAGAAGTTCCAGCATTAGTTTCAGAAGTTCCAGCATTTGTTTCACTTGTACTTGCGTTACTTGCTGATGTACTTGCATTTGATGCTTGAGTAGTAGCTGTACTTGCAGATGTTGATGCATTACTTGCTGATGTTGCAGCATTTGTTTCGGATGTACCTGCATTAGTTTCTGATGTTGCAGCATTAGTTTCGGATGTACCAGCATTTGTTTCAGAAGTTGCTGCATTAGTTTCTGCTGTTTCAGCATTAGTCTCTGCTGTCTCTGCATTAGTCTCTGCTGTTTCAGCATTTGTTTCAGCTAGTTCGGCAGCTGTTTGTGCAGTTTCTGCAGCAGTTTGTGCAGTTTCTGCATCAGTTGCTGATGCTGCGGCAGCTGTAGCAGACGTTGCGGCACTATAAGCATCTACAATTAAAACCCAGTAAGCTGTATTAGTTAAAGCAGTACCAATAGGTGATGCTTGAATACAAATATAAATATTATTTAGTTGAGCAGTAGTTGAACCTTTAACTATATCTCTCACAGCATAAGCTGCTGTAGTAGTAGTTGCTGAAGTTCCTTTGTATGTTCCTAATTCTTGTGTTACAGCAATTTCTCCAGAAGAATCAAATGCTAAAACTTTGTTTGCTCTATCTGTTGCACCTACAGTAAATTCTGTAGAAGTCATTGTGTTTGTTGCTGATAATTTTATAGAACGATTTACTTCTTCTTGAAGTTGTTGAATCGTCATGGTAGCACGATCCAAACCCTCTTCATGTGATTCCGCAGGGAATGGATCATTTGCAATATAATCTATTGCTTGTGTTTGCGGCACTTCTCTTCTAACTACTACTGTCTCTGTTGCAGTTGGTATATTACCAGCAGTAAATACCACATTACCACCAGATGCACTTCCTGCACCAGTTACTGTGTAATGAGTTGTTAAAGTTTTTATAGTCTCAGTTCCTGTAGCTGATCTAATAATTACCTCTAAGTCTGTGTCTGCAAAAATCTTGAATCCGTAAACAAAAGTATCGTTACTACCATTGCCTGAGTATGAATTTTTTACTGTTGTGCTTGATACTGTCATATTACTCTCTCTATATTAAATTATCTATGCTTTGTCTATGGTTTTAAAAAAAAATCCTGTCCAGTATTTTGTTTAGTATATCCTTTTAATCTATCAAAATAACCTGGGTCTATCATATCTTTAATTTGATAGCCAATTAAATAATTATAAGCTGGTCTTAAAAACCACACATCTATAGGTGTATTGGCTTCAAATAGTCTATATGCTTTTAATCCTGCTTTATCAAATTTTCCTTCAGCAGTATTTTTTAACACTTTAAATAATCCTTCTGCATCAGCAAAAGCTGGTCCAAGAATAGTAGATGCTGCACCTCCATTGGATCTAGTAATTTCAGAATTTAAAAGATCAACATAAATAGATCCTCCTCCACCTTTAGCAAAAGATGCTAATGCGGTTTTTGGATCTTTAGGATCTCTTGGTTCTTTACCCATTAACATATCTGCAAAAGATAAACTTGCATAACCAAATGTAGTTCCAAGAACAGTATAATAAGCTAATGCTGGAATGTAATTACTATATTTAGGATTTTCTCCAGAACCTTTTACCATAAGTTCTAATTTTCTAGTATATACAGTTGTAGGAAAAGATTTAAATTTTGTCATAAGTCTCATTAATAATCCAGCAGTAGTTCCTCTTTCAAATCCTTGATTTAATATAGATCGTTCTCTAGCTCCAGGTTCTAATACACCATGGTGAGTTCTGTCGTATAAAAACATTCTCCATTTTGATTGCATCATGTCTTGTGTTTCTTTTATTTTTTTATCTGTAATTTTTTTTAATGTTGGTTGTGTTTTATTTAAATAAGAAATAATGTCATTTTTAGGAATGTCTTTAAAATTTTCTAAAGTTAATAATTCATAACCTTCAAATTCTCTTAAAGTTGATTTTCTCATTATATTCCACATACCATCATCAATTCCATATAAACCAAAATTTATTTTTACTTGGTCTGACAGTTGATTCCAAGAATTTGTTTTTGCTAAAATACCATAATGATTTTGCATTGCCATAAACATACCAGATTTCATTCTTTGCATTAACCCAGTAAACCCAGTATACTTATAAAAACCAGCTCTATATTTTGATAAAGCTCCTGTCATTTCTTCTCTAACAACTGCGTGTTGATTTAATGCTCCAACAAAATTAGCGGCAAATAAATTAAAAGGTTTTAATATTTGTTGTAATTCTTTTTTATTATTTGTTCTTTTTAATTCTTTAAAAATAATATTCATTGAATCAAACATATTCATTTCTTGATGTTTTATTTCGGTCATCATGTTTGGAAGATCACCAAAAAAAGATGTTGGTGTAATATTTCCTAATTTACCAGTTTCTTGCAAAGCTCCTATAGCAGAACCAATTTTGGCTTGCATATTTCCAGAGCCAGAATTAATAGAACCATCTAATTCTTTAAATACATTTTCTACTTGTTTAAAATTTAAATCTTTTGCAATAGTTCCACCATAATGATTTCTTAAAAGAGTAATAACATTATCTACTGTATTACGAGGATTAACTCCTAATCCTGTCATCATCCCAACATCTTGTCCAGCTTTGTCAAATCCCATTAAAAGAGAATCCATTAAATTTCCATGACCAAATTTTTGATCGTATTCATAAAAAGCTCTACCATCTTTAAAATGGAAAACTCTTTCTGCACTCATTTTGTTTGCTATATTTCTTGAACCAAGTTGTTGATTAGCATCCAATGTAGTAATGTGATGACCAGAGATAAGATTGTTCCATGCTCCAGTTAAAAATTTATCCATATCTTCATCTTTGAATGTTAGTTCTTGATTTAATTGTTTTTTTGAAAAATTAATCCATGCAAGTTTATGAGATGCTTCATCTTTTACATTATCTCCTGCAGCTCTTAACATTTTTTCTGAGATAGAATTTTGACGAAAAATATAACCAGGCATTCTTGATATAAAAGCTCCTAAAGAATTTTTATCATCTAAAATAATATTATTATATTTTGTTATTATTTTAGCTATGTCATAAGCATATTTGTTATCATATATTGGAGAATCAGATGGAAGTTGTTCTCCCATTTCTTTCATTTTTTTTTTTCTACATCAGAAAGACGTAAGAAAGGATTGTCAAATGTTTCTCTAAAAACTGGAAGCATCATTTCTTTTGATTTTGCTAAATCAGTTAAACCAGCAGAACTCATTTCTTCTTCAAAACCACCTCCATATTTATTTTTAAATAAAAGTTGATAATTATCTACAGATAATCTTGATCCTTTATTGGATGCAGTAATTCCACCAAGCATAGCTTTAAGTCCATCTACAGGTTTACCAGGAAAATTTTCTACATTTTCAGTAAATCTTTCAAATGCCATTTTTCTGCCTTTTAAAGCATTTAATTTTTTTATAAGATTAATTTTTTTTTGCTCGTCTGCTATTTCTTTTACAATTCTTTCTTCAGATAAATCTATTTCTTTTGCAATTCTTTTTTGATCTATTTTATTTTTAATTTTATTAACAATAGCTGTTGCTTCTTCATCATTAAATAAATCTTGAACTGCTGATTGAACTTCTATTATGCAATCTTTAATACTCATTATAATCCTTTTCTAATTAAACAAGAATAACCAACTTGAATACCTTTAAGCAAATCATCTTCTTTACTCATTGTGTTATCTATATCTCTTATTTGTGCATTAACTTTATTTAAATAATCTTGAGCTGCTGGAAATTTATCTCTTGCTAAGTTTTCAAGACCAGAAAATTCATCTGTTAATTGATTTATTGATTCTTGAATTTCTTTAACACTTTCTACATTTATTTGTTTTATTAAATTATAGCTTGTAGCAACTTCTAAATTATCAGTATTATTTGTTTGAGAATTTACACCTCTTGCATCACTAACTTTACCAGTAGACTCTAGTGAATTTTCACTATTTCTTAAAAGTAATTCTGTATCAGATAAAGGGTTTAAATTTAATTTATTTGCACGATTAACTATTGCACCATTTTTAATTTCAAATCCATCTGCATTAGAGTGTATTTGTCTTAACTCTTCTAATTTCCCTAATGTATTGTAACTAACATTAGATCCTTTTTGTTTCATTTCTTGTTGTTCTTTTATAAAATTTCTTATTAAAGAATTTTGACCTCTATCTTCAAAAGTTTTTATTTTTTTATTTAGTGAATTTAGTTTGGCAATATAAGGAATTAAACTTTTGTCTTTGTTTACAATATCTATATCTATTTCTTCTTTTGATTCTGTTACTTTTTTGTATTTTTTTTGTTGTAATTTTTTTTCAAGAGAATCATATTGTTTTTTTAATTTTTGTAATTCTATTTTTTGTTCTTTAGGTAAGGAAGATTCTATTTTTTGTTGTATTTTTTCACTAAATTCCTTTACACCTTTAACATCTTTTGTTGCTGGTTGTGTTTCAACATCAGTTATAGTTCCTAAATTTGCTTTTAATTGAGTTTGATTTATTTGTTGTATTCTTAATTCTTTATTTCTTTGTAATTTAGTTTCTTCTAAAAATGCAGAAGCATTTATTCTTTTGCCTTGCATCAATTGACCTACAGAATATTTAATTAAATCTTCTTTTAATTCTACAGGAGCATTTTCAATATCATTATAAATATTATCTTTTCCTGTATATCGTTTATATACATCTCCAATTTTTCCAAAACCTACTTGAAGTCCACTACCTAATAAAGTACCAAATGCAATATTGTAAATTGAATCCATAGCTCCATAATCTCTTTGTTCTGATTTAGCTAAAGATATTTCTAAAGGTTCAAATAAAGTATTACCAATACCACCTTCTATTGCTCCTCTACGAATCCTAGCAGATGTCTTTCCATATTTTCCAACCAACTGTATCATTCTTGCTTGACCAACTATAGGAATAAGAGAAGTGCCAATATTAATACCATCTGTAAAAGATCCACCCAATCCAGAAATAAAATAACTTCCTTTTGCAAATACATTTTGTGGACCACGAGAAATAATATTTTCTTTTTTCATATCGTCTAATCTTTTTTCAACCAATAAATCTACATAAGCTTGTTTATGATCTCCCATAAAACTTAAACCTATAGGAGCATATTTTTCATTAAGTTCAGCCATGGAGACAATTTCACCATCTTTATATTCTGCAAAAGTTCTTTTGATACCTCTTTTTAATGATTTGTATGGAGCGTTTTCATTTGCTAAATCAAATACAGTTCCAACAGATTCAAGCCAACCAGTAGGCATCCTATCAAGAGCAGTTGCTCTTTCTTGTTCAGATGAATCTTTTACTGATATATCTAAGCCTATCATTATGGTACTTGTTGTCCTTCAAAATCAGCAGTAATATAATTGTAAATATCTTTCATATCCATAACATAATTATTTCCATTAATGTCTTTCATTGATTTAAATTCACCATCATAATCTAAAAAATTAATAACTACATTTTGTTTATTAATTGTCATTGGAGTAAATCCACCAGAAGATTCCTTAACACCAAATTTAATTTTAGTGCTTCCATCCATATACCATTCTCCATTTTTTCTAAAAACATTTATTGATTCTTTTTTTGATAAAAATTTTCCACCTTCACCAACGGGATCAACATTAAAATTATCTAATAATTTATTATTCCAATAAAGTTGTTGTGCAAAAATATTAGCCTTTGCTTCTATTATATCTTGATTAACTATTTTTTTTCCTACACCATAAGGAATATAAAAAGTGTCATTTGTAACATTATAGTCATTTAAGTATTTTTGAGATACACCCTTTGATGCACTACTAGCATTCTTATATTTATCATCAAATATTGCATTCATTGCTGCATCTTTTAATCCTGTTACTGTACTTTCCATAAATTGACCATAGGTTTTAAAACCTTTTGGTTGATTAGCAATAATGTTTGCAAGAGGGGAAAGGTTTTCATTTATTTTTTTTATTAAATTTATTTCTAAATTATTACCTTCAGTAATACCTTTGACGTAGTTTTTTTTCTTTTCATCAAGTGGTCCTTGAATTGCAAATGCTTGTAACTCTTTATCGGTAGTTTCAATTGCTAATGAAACTCCTCTTCCAATTTGTTTATTAATTTGTTTATTGATAGATGGCATACTATCTCCATAAAAAGATTTTAAATCATTAATAACTTGTAATTTTTTATCTGGTCCATTAGATGCTTTTATCATAGCATCTATTTCTACTATTTTATTATCTGGTAAATATGTTCTATATTGATTATCTATGTTTTGTTTATCATATAATTTATCTAATCCTTCAGAGAATATTTTAAATTTAGTTGGATCTTTTATTGACTCTTGATAATCTAAATTAATTTTTGAATCATTTGTTATAAAATATTCAGCACCTCCTTTTTCAGTAATTATTTTTATTTTTTCATCAAAAGCAGTTTGAGCATCATTTAATGCTTTTGTTCGTTTTTTAGGATCTAAAATAAATTTATTAATTTCAACTTCTATTGTTGAAATAGTATCTGCTTGCTGTCCAAATGGAGTTTTTGAAATAACATTAGTTATAACATCTTTAACGTATTTATCATTTCCTTCTTCAATAATTGTTTGAGCATATTTAATTGCTTTTTCTTTTTCTTCTGGAACATCAGAATATAATTCTGGATTTTTCTTTAATTGATTTAAAAACTCTACTGGATTTAATCTTGATTGTTTATCTACAATAGTTGCATTTTTAATTTTAAATGCTTCTTTTCTTTTTTCTTCTCTTACAAATTCATCTGGAAATTTTAAAACATAATTATCAATTTCAGCGTCTGCTGTTGCTAAAAAAGAATCATCTAATCTTATTCTTGTTGATAGTGATGATCCAAAATTTTGAAATTCTTCTTCTTGTTTATTGTCAAGATTTTTTCTTGATGATTTATTTAAAGCTACTAAAGTGCTTCCACTATTACTTTCAAATTTTGCTAACCAAGCTTTTTTAGTAAAATTAGATTCATTAGCCAATGTTGTATTTAAAAAATTTTGTTTATAACTTTCTGTATCTTTTAAAAATCCACTTGTAGCATCTGTAGGATATGGATTGTTTTTATATTTATCATAAATATTATATAATTCATTCCATGATTCATTTTCATACTCAGAAGATTTTACTTTTGCTTCTTCTTGTTTTTCTCTAATATAATAATTTGCTACAGCAGATTGAACAGATGTTAAAGCTGTTGTTAATGGAACTTGAACATTTGATTTAATAGAACCAACTTCTGCTGTTGGTCTACCTTGAGTAGTATATGTTGGAATTTTAGGCATTATGGAGCTACCACCAATCCTTGATTTCCACCACTAGGTTTACTACCACCAGACATAGCCATTAAACTTTGTCCAGTATTTGATATTGTTTGTAGTTGTGCCATTCTTGATTGTTGTTTAGCAATGTTACCTTGTATTCTTGCAAAGTTTGCTTCTTCAAATTTTCTTGATTGACCAATTTTAGCATTGTAATCCATAATGTTTTTTTCTATTTCAGCTTGTTCAGCATTATATCTTAATGCTCTTAAACCAGAACCAGACCTTTCAACACCTGACATTGCTAAAGCAACTTTTGTTTCACCTTGAAATTTTGAAAATTGTTGGTCAAATCTAGCAAGATCAAATTCTAATTGTTTTTCTATTTGTGCAGCTTCTTGCTCTGCAACTGTAGCATTACGATTAGCAACAGCTTGGTTATATTTACCAGCCGCTCCTTGTTGTTGAAATTGTGCTACACCTAATCCAACTACTGCTGCTTGCCAACTCATTAGAATATCCTCGCATATCTGTATTGGTCTGAACCATCAAAGCCATAGTGTTTCATTAAACCCTCATTTTCTAAACCTAACCATTTAGCAAATCTTAAACCTTTATCAAAATCTACCCTTACAGCAGTTTGAACTCTTTTAATATTATTTTTTTTAGCAACAATAGCAAAATCTTTTTTGATTGCTTTAGCTACAGCTAATGGATGATTCCAAACTTCATGTGTAGCAATGACCCAACCTTCTGCAACTTGACCCCAAATCATTTTCATACCTGCGGCAAAGATAGGTTTGTCATTAACAGTACCTGTAAAAGCTAAATTCTCTTCTACTAAATTTATTGCGTCTCCTCCAAACTTAGCATCTTCATCCATCAATTTATGGTTTAATTGACATGATAAAATAAAATTACCATGCTCTGAAGTATAAGGTACTATATGTAGTTTATTATCCATCATTTGTTACTAGCCTTGGGTATAACGATAAAATTGTAAAAGGTAAAGGTTGAGTTTGTCTAACATAGATAAACCCATCTGTCTCGTAATTTCCTCTAAATTCTACCTGTTTGTCTCCTGTAAATGGTGGTATACCTTCATCCATTAAATCAGCAGAATTTCTAAAAGGTATTCTTTCCATATCAGATAAATTAGATCCAACCTCTACACCAATTGTTTCAAACATTCTTACTGTAATATCATATATTCTTTTAGTCTTACCTTGTGATGTACCATCTTGTGATCCAGCATTTAATCTCATTGTTTGTAATAAAGATGTATAGTTTAATCCTACTTTAACACTTGTTGCAGAACGATCTAAACTAATTGCACCAGAGGTAACAGTTCTATTTGGGTGCGTTGCACCATCTGTTAATACTCCAACCACTTGTCCTTCAAGGTGATCTAAACCAGAAAGAGTTGTAACTGCTGCACCACTATAACTTAAAGCACTATCTAAAAAATTAAATGTAGTCTTATCATTTTTATCAAAGTCAAATACATTTAAGTATTCAACATATCTTCTTGTAATTCCATTAACTGTTCTTTTAACAATTACCCATACTTGATATTCTGTATCATCAGTTGGAATAACTGCGGCACTTTCAATTTGAGATTTACCTTCATTTACTGTTGTTAATCTTATTGAATCAAAAGTTTTAATTGTTAAATATCCTGTTGATTCATGTGAGGTTTCAGTAACAGTTACAACTGCACTAGCTACTGTTGCAGTAAAATCAGCGTGTGCATTAATAGCTGTTTTTAAATTAGTTGCTGTAGCATTATTACTAGTTTCAGTTTTAAATTCATTTGTTCCAGCAGTACCTGTTGTTGATGTAAAGGTAACAGTTGTACCATCTGATTTTGATAAAATTATTTTATTAGCAGTAGCAATGTTTGCATAATCAGAAACTGTAATTGTTGCTATACCAAATCTACCACCAAAAATATGTCTATGCCAAGCGGTTACTTGTTGTTCTCTTTGATAAGTTAAACCTACCATCTCACCATCTCCTCTAACTCCATAAACAATTTGGTTAGGTTCTTGTTGATAAGCTATTTGTGTTAGACCCCCTTCAGTAACGTGTTCTGCAAGAATAGTCATGTCAGGTGCAACATATCCATCTACATCAAAGTTGTAAGCTAGTTCTCTAATTTTTCTTTTAGCACGTTGCAAAAATAATGTGGCGTTACCTACAGCTATAGCATCTACATTTGCAGCACCATGATTAGATTGTTTTTTAATTAGAATGTTAGTTGGTGTAACTGCACTATCTGTACCACCACCAGATACAGTAAATTCACCACCTGCTGTACCTATAATTAAAGTTCTAGTAGATGTCATAAACCTAATGGCATTTACTTGGTTAGATGCAATAGTATAAATGATTGCATCATCATCAGCTATTGTTCCACCAATGTTTGCATCCATGTTTTCATAATCACCAGACCTTGAAAAAAAAATACTTTGTGGTTGATTAGTTGTTCCTGCAAATACTAATCTTTGTTCAAAGAAAGTTACACAAGAAGGGTGTCCTGTAGTATCTGAAAATGCTCCAAGATACCAATCTGCAATAGCACTAGTATCAGTAAAAGCTGTAGTAATTGTAACCACCACAATTGTTGTACTTGTTATAGCTGTGATTTCTGCATAACCAGCATTAAAATGAATTTGTCTACCTACATCAGTTGATATAAATCTGATCCACCATTTATTCCAGTAACTGCAGACGCTGTTACATTCACTCCAGTTCCTACTGCTGAAGATGCTGGTGTTAAAGTAGTTGTTGTAATATTGGCATCTTGAAATGGTCCTTTAGTAAAATCAACATCTGCTAATGTCCAAGAGGTATGACCAGTACGAGATAATTTTTCAACTTCATGTAAAGGATGCGTAATATACATAACATCTGCTGATTGTGCAAATTTAATATCAAATAATTGTGCAGTCGTATAAGGAGATGCAATTGTATAAACTCTGTTCATAGTTCCTGCTGAACTATAAGTAGTAAAGCTTGTAGTGTTAATTGCTACACCATCTTTATCTGTTAAAGAAAAAGTATTAGCATCTATTTTAACAACTAAAAATCTTTTATTGTTAAGTTCTGTCATGCCAACAATAGCAGTAATAAGTATTTCATCTCCAGTTAAATAACCATGTGAACTACAAGTAATTACTCCTGGATTAGCTTTTGTAATTGCTGTTATAGTTTTATCACCTTCTAAAATAGAACCATTATCTTTATAGAATCTTATTTTTAAATTTGAGAACTCCAACATATAAGTTTGTGTTGTTGAAAATTCAAAAGGAATTAATCTTGTTTTATTATCGCTATCTGCAACCTCTGCAACAAATGTTGTACCTGGTCTACGAGCAGCAGCTCCATGTGGATATACAACTAAGTTTTCTAATGTTGAACAACCAGAAGAATATTTGGTTATATCAGTTCTGCCATCTAGCCTTGGAGATAATTCACCGCCTGTAAAGTTTGTTAGCTCAACTGCAACTCTAGCCATTGATTAAAACCTTGAGTTTATAAAAGTACCTGCGTCTATAACATCTGTCATACCTAGGTCTTGTTCTACGTTTTGACCTTCAGTTGAATCTACAAATCTAGCATCTCTTAATTTATCTTTAAACAGTTCATACATATTTTTAGCTGTTTGATTATTAGATGTAACTCCAAAAGCAATGTCAGCACCCAATGATGCAGATATTGTTTCTCTTAATAACTCGTCATATTCATTTGGATCAGTAACTCTTGAAACATATAATATTTTCATAGTCTCACTATTACTTAAAACTTTTCTACCCTCTACTTTATAATTCGTATCGTAATCTAATATTCTAAGTAACCTTAAACAATCTGCTGGTAAGGTATAAGAATATTTAAAACCCCAAGTAGGTGCAGAAGCATCTAAAGCTAACTCTATTCTTTTTTGTAAACAATTCCAAGGGTGTGTTCTAAACAAAGCATCTCTAACTTGAGTGTATCTTGAGTTACAAAGTCTAGCGTTTTTTGAATCTTCTGTTAATGAAAGTATTGTTGTAGCTCCCAGTTGATTTAATGCTCCATTACATATTCCTACTACTGATGCCATATTACTTCCTTATTATATACTTGCGTCTGATTTGTCTATCTTTTTTTAACGCAAAAATTTCTTCTGTTGTCTTTTCTTGTTTAGTGTCAAAACCATAATGATTTTTACCATCATTTTGAAATCTGTCTACTAATACATACCTGTAAATGTAATTGTCTTTTTTAAGATGTAATACAGGTTTTAAATCTTTAATTTGTTTCATACACTTTAGGGGGTTTCTACTCTCGCTTCCACCCCCTAAAATTTTATTTATTAATTAACTACGTAACTAATATTCCAATTTAAAGTACCAGCAGTACCACCAGTTGCGTTAAAAGTAATTGCAACATAGAAGTATCCACCTGGATCTTCGCTGTCTCCAGCTAATTCCCATAGCTTTTGAGAGCCAGTATTTAGATCAGCAGCTTCATAACGAACATCCGCCATAGCAGCAGCATCAGCTACTGAAGTTGCGAAAACATCTTCGTCTTTTTCTACACCAGCTGACGTATAAATACCAACATTGAATGTACACGAACCACCGAATGTGTCTGAACCAACAAATAAAGTTGGAACAGAAGCATTACTAGGGATAGGTGCAAGCATAACAATGTCGTTATCTGTACTGTCTCCAGCAGCAAGTTCTACTGAACCGTGAGCTGTTCTTAAAACACCAGCTAATTCAGCAGCACTATTTGCAACTTGAGGAGTAGCTTCAAAGTTAGCTACAAGGTCTGTATTTTTAGTTGTCATATATATCTCCTATTAGGCTTCGACTGCAACAATTGGAACAACTTTCGCAGATTCCATTCTTGTAGCACCGATTGATTGACAGTAATAAACTTGTGTAGCATACGATTTATCTGCTCTTTCATCTATTCTTGCGGAAATATCTTTTCCGATTCCTAGTAAAAGACCATCTTCTGCGTAAGCAATACACGTTCTATCATTACCTGATTTAGGTAGTCTATTTGTTACAGTAAATTTAAAACCAAGATAAGTATCAAGTTCGCCTTGCACAAGTGCTTTGACGGTATTGAAATCTGAGCTTGTAACTTCTGAATCACCTAATAGATTACCAAGTTGCTCTGGACCGCACATAATGTGTCTAGGTATAGAAGGGTCAACGTCTGCTTTGTCTAGTAAATCTTTTGCTAAAATTAATTTAGCAACAGTTAAACCAGATGTGCCTGCAACAACACCAGTTTGAACGCTTTCCGTTCCAGTACCTGTCTCACCTGTGTAAGCAGTTCCTAAAGCGGCTGTGATAATAACATCATCCATTGCTCTTCCCATAGCCATAGCTGCGGCTTGTGCGTAAGATGATGTAGGGTCTATTAAAAGACGTACTTTGTCTTGTTGATCAATTAGATCAGCAAAT